CGGGGAACTCAACACCTCACTCTTACGAGAAAGGAGTCCAACCGACTTTGTAACTAATCACACCGTCCCTAGGGACTATGTGATCCCCCCAACCCTTCTTTTGAAAGGGCCCAGAGAGGGTTACGCCGTACAGAAGTGCAGCATACTGGATCTCCGGTGCAAACCGGTAGAACCAGACTTTCTGGTACTTACATGGTCTGTAGACCTGTAAATACCTGATCGAGCTGCGCCAGCGACAAGTCCATCTCAACGGATCATCATGTATAACGATGTCCCCGAGATCGCTAGGGCCGCGGCAACGACGAATTTGGCTCGGGACCTTATCCAGGACCTGAAACCAGACACGTAGAAGCCCAGGCTCACATGCGTCTCCTCGGAGCGTATCGATAACACGACGTATGCCGTTAGCGATGGAGATCCAATGCTGTGGTTCATAAGGTTCTTCTTTCATTTGGTAGGGGCGAACCCCTGTACCGTTGAAGAAGTCACCGCCACAGCTCTCACGGAAGACCCCGGAGACGTAAGTCTTCTTGGGGTTCGGCGTAAAGCCGAAGAACCGTAAGACGGCTAACACACATGACGAAGCATCTGTGGGAACGATAATATCATCCCCAAAGACTGAGACTTCCCCCCGAACGCCCACCAGGTCGCATGAAGCGACGCAGAGGGCTCGGAAGATTATTGTCTCTAGCTCGAATGTGAAGCCGTTTCCCATGGAACTGAACTTCTCTAAGTGATACCAACGTCCTTTGCCTTCTGTCTTCGTTTTTACGAATGTGAGGGGGGATCTGGCACTGTCGAGATAAGTGAACCATAGGGGAGGTAGCAATAGCTTCACCAGAAGCCTAGCTACGGTGTCACTGGCTGAGGAAAGATCAATCGTCACCGCTCGACCACCCACCGATGCGACACGAGCCATAAGCTTATGCTCATCCGGTAGTGAGTCGAGGTCGATTCCGACATCCCTAAGACGGCGCCTCATCGCTCTACCCAGCGCAAGCTGGTAAACAGAGTTCAGAGACGGCTCTTTCGCGCAAGATCTCCTTGATCGGGAGTCCTTCGCAACCGTGAAATACTTGTTACCTCGTATTTCACGGGGATACTTTCCACAAACCTCGGAAGCCTTGGCCCAACGAGTCGACGACCAGTCGTCTCTATAAGGCCATGCTTCCCTGGTGAAAGTTGGGTGAGATGACATCTTATCGGGTACTGTGAAGTACGGGTAGATGTCGGACATCGTCGCCCCCGGTCCAAAAGCGATTTTCAGGTCGCTTGGAGGACGCCAACCCAGAATCCTCAGGACTTCTTTACGCGCTAGGGAGATTACCTCCCGAACGTGCGCCGGTATCAGATCGGAAGTTAACCGATCGTCAAAGGCGAGTTCCTGGATCATCAGGTTGGTCTTCTTACATGCATGCTCATTAGCAAGCCACTTTTCAAAGGCGGCTTGTTCGAGGTCCTCCGTAACCGGCAAGCCTTCGTACTTCCTTAGGAAGTCGACGGCTTGAACGGCCTTGAAGTAGTCGTGTGCATCGCAGTAATCGGAAGGGTCAACTGAGAGCCCCTTAAGGGTATCCCAGTGCTCGTTCTCGATCAGTTTTGAAACTGACAGAGAAAGAGGACAATTGAGCGCAGCCATGAGGCTATGCGCTAGATCGAGCACCTCAGGTGTCACGAGCTGTACCTCCAGGTTTGAAGGCGTCGATTAAGACGCCGAGAACCCGGACTTCAAGTAAGACTTGAAGGTTGCGTGCGCTTCGAGGTTCGCGAATTGACTCACGAACTCGTTCACGTCAGCACTGGGCATGCTCTTGCTGAAGACCCACTCCTTCGTCAGCCTGGCCGTGTTGATCACGGAGGTGACGCCGGTGGTGGTGTTCACAGCAATTTGCATGTAGGCCCCAG